CGCCAGCGGGAGCGAGATTGCTACTGACTGGGGCGATGACATCTGGTCACTATGGTCTGATGTCCGCCAAGCTCGCGCACAACTTGATGCCGACATTCAGTTGCTCATAAAAAATCTCAAGGCGGACAGCATCGAGGTTGCGTTGACGGGGAAGAAAAATTTCCGACAGCAAATCGATCCGACGTATAAAGCCAGCCGCCGCTCGACCCGTAAGCCTATGGGTCTCCCCGCGCTTCGCTCACACCTCGTCGCTGAGTGGAAGGCCATCATTACTGAGCCGCTTGAGGCCGACGATATGCTGGGCGTGTGGGCTACCGACAAGACATTCCACAGCGGCTCTCGCAAGGTCATTGTGTCCACCGACAAGGACATGAGGACGATCCCCTGTGAGCTGTGGAATCCCAACAAGGCAGAGCAGGGTATTCAAAAAATTACCAAGCAAGCGGCGGACAAGTTCCATCTCTTTCAAACTTTAGTAGGCGACTCAACGGATGGCTACAGTGGCTGTCCTACGATTGGGCCTACGCGAGCTAACCGACTGCTGGATACGAACCCCACATGGGAGGCTGTTCTGGATGCCTTCCACGCACAGGGTATGGGGGCAGACAAGGCTTTAACACAAGCACGGCTCGCACGAATTCTCAGGGTCAACAACTACAGTCAGGAGACCGGAGAAATCAAACACTGGAAACCAAAACGACAATGATTATTATAGGATTATCGGGAAAAAAATTGAGCGGTAAGGATACCGTCTACGAACTGGCCGCTGAACTAATAGGCAGCGGGAAACGGATTGGGAGAGTTGCATTTGCTGACCCTCTCAAACAGGAGGTGAGTGAGATCACCGGGATGCGTATCGAGTTCATCGAGGAACACAAGTGCGAGTTCCGCTCGCTCCTTCAGGTATGGGGTACAGAGTTTCGACGGCGGTTCAATGGCAACGACTATTGGATTAACAAGATGGGCGAGATCATCAAAAAATCGAGTGACCATTTTGACGTGATCTTCATAACAGACGTGCGTTTCAAAAATGAGGCAGACTTCATTCGAGAGCAGGGGGGTCAGGTAGTCCGTGTTGAACGGAGGCAGTTCGATACCTATCCCGGTGAGATTGACACTCACGCGACCGAGAAGGACATGGACGACTATTCTCAGTTCGCCTACGTCCTGAACAATGACAAAACCAAAGAGATTCTGACTCGATCTGTCAGCACAATGCTCGAAACTTTAGGAGTCGATTTGAAAAATGCCGCTTGACCTTCCTATTAATTATGCTAATGAGAGGTTGCCTATGGTATCAGATGAGCTTATACTGTGGCTCAAGGAGGTTTTCCCTGACCGGATGCCAGACGAGACAGACATGAGTGATATTAGATTCAAACAAGGCCAACTGTCTGTGGTCAAAACCCTTACCTCTATCAATGCTGATCAATAAGTATGTGTCTATCCAAGCCAAAAGCCCCGAAAGCTATACCACCACCAGCCCCGGTGTTGCCTCCTATCTCCCCAAACAAGGCCGCTGTAGTGAAGAAGGGGGGCAAGAAGAAGGTCACCGTTGCGGGTAAAACGAGGCGGCGTGGGACAGCTCGGAGTGGTCTAGTGGTCTCACCCTCTGGTCTCAACAATGGAGGCAAGGGTGGAACCGGAATCTACGTTTAGATGTACACGGGAACCCTCAAATCTTGTTACGCGGCTTGCGAAGCTGATCGTGATCCCTATATACGCCGCGCTAGGGCTGCTGCTGATCTCACTATACCTTTCCTTGTCCCTCCTAATTCTGCTGGGGGAAGCACTGAGTATAATCAACCCTTTCAAAGTATCGGAGCCAGAGGAGTCAACAACCTCTCCTCGAAACTCCTCCTAGCTCTACTGCCTCCCAACTCACCCTTTTTCCGACTCGTCATTGATAAGTATGAATTGGATAAGGCATCCGAGGGGGAGGCCCAAGACCCGAACCTCAAGACCGAACTGGAGAAGGCACTCTCCGAAGTAGAGCGAGCGGTTCAGGCCGAGGTGGAGACCAGTGCTATTCGAGTGGGAGTCTTTGAGGCTCTCAAGCAGCTCATCGTAGCTGGCAACACCCTCCTATATGTCCCTGACAAGGGTGGGCTGCGTGTGTTCAACCTCGACCGCTACACCTGTAAACGTGACCCAATGGGCAACGTCCAGTCGATCATCGTCAAGGAGTCGGTTGACCCTGACGTGTTACCTGTCTCAGTGAAGGAGCAGATTGAAGAGGCCGGGGAACAGGTCACCACCAGCACCCACAACCAGAAGTCGGTGGATGTCTATACAGCAATTTATAGGGACGAAAAGAAATGGGTAGTTCGACAGGAGGTTGCCGACATCAATATCGCAGAGGCCGAGGGGGAGTATCCACTGGACAAGAACCCGTGGATGCCTCTTCGATATACTCGCATCGAAAATGAAAATTATGGTAGAGGATTCATCGAGGAGTATATGGGTGACCTTACCTCCCTCGAAGGTCTCACTCAGGCTATTGTCGAAGCCTCTGCCGCCGCCGCTAAAGTATTATTTTTAGTAAACCCAAATGGAACCACACGCCCACGCATACTGGCCACTAGTCCTAACGGTGCTATTGTTTCTGGCAACGCGCAAGACGTCACTGTCTTGCAGATGGAGAAATTTGCCGACCTCCGGGTGGCTCAAGAGACTGTAGAGCAGATCAAGGAGCGACTTGGGTTCGCCTTCCTAATGAACTCCAGCATACAGCGGAGTGGGGAGCGCGTGACGGCTGAAGAAATTCGCTACATGGCACAGGAACTAGAGGATGTACTAGGGGGTGTATACTCTATACTTGCACAAGAATTCCAGATGCCATTAGTAAACCGATTGATGGATCGGATGGGAAAAGCTGGCCGCTTACCTGAATTGCCCAAGAAGATCATTAAAACAACTATTGTAACAGGGCTTGAGGCACTTGGTAGAGGTCACGATCTCAACAAACTAGACTCCTTCGTAGCGGGAGCGAGTCAACTATTAGGCGAGCAGTTCACCTCCCATGTGAACATAGCTGATTACCTCAAACGACGAGCAACCTCGCTTGGTATAGATGCCGAGGGACTGATCAAGAGCGAGGAAGAACTTCAGCAAGAGCAGGAACAAGCACAGCAGCAGCAGATGATGCAGAGCATGGGGCCACAGGCCGTGAATGCTGCTGGGAAGATGGCCGCTGACCAGCCTGAGATGGCCGCGCAGATGGCTGAACAGGCACAGGCAATGCAGCAGTAATGAATCTATGTCTACAGACTACCCGTGGTATCACTACCCGCCTCCCAAGAGGATGCACTGCAATAACCCGGAGTGCTACGACGATGAGTGTCGTGGAGAATGTAATTTAGTGGAGACTAGAACCAATAAACAAAATCCGGCTGTTAGAAAGGCAGCCATTACTACGTTGTTTGGGGCTGGGCTGCAACCTCCACTATCCCCCGGCCTGTGATTGCAGGATTCGGGGGCTACTTTTAAGAGATGGAACGAGTAACAATAACCGACCAAGAGACTGGAGCCGATGCGCCAGAAGAGACCACTATACCTACTGAGGAAGCACCAGAGGGTGCGCCGGAGCAACAACAAGAGAAAGCACCAGAGCAATCAACCGACCGGCCTGAGTGGTTGCCCGATAAGTTTGACGGAGCAGAAGACCTCGCCAAAGCCTACCAAGCATTGGAGCGGAAAATGTCCGCTAAAGATGATGCCGAAAAAGGACTCATCACGCCCGATGATCTCAGTAAATATGAAGATGAGTACCTCAAGTCAGGCAGCCTAGATGAGGGGAGCTACACCGAACTAGCCAAGCGTGGTGTCAGCCGCGAGCTGGTAGACTCCTTCATTCAAGGGCGGGAGCTTGCCGCCGAGAAGATGGAAGGGGAGATGTATCAACTGACCGGTGGTAAGGAGGGGTATGGAGCCATGACGCAGTGGATGACGAACACGCTGACTCAGCCAGAGATTGACTCCTTTAATGAAGCCCTAGCTCAAGGCGGCGCGATGCCTGAGATGGCCATCAAGGGGATGTTCGCTCAGTTCACTCAAGCGGGTGGCTCTGTAGCACCCAACCCACCTAACCTCGTGCAGGGGTCAACTATACCTATGGCCGAAGGCGGCTATGGTTCCTCTGCTGAGATGATGCAGGACATGAAGCACCCACTATACCAAGCCGGTGATGCGAACTTTCACCGGAAGGTGGAGAAACGCTTGGCTGCAACTGATGGTGCGCTCTCTTAATGTGGAACAGTTATATCGAAATTAATATGCCTACGAAAAAAGAAACAGAAACAAAGAAAGCGGTGGAAGCCGAGGTGGTCTTCCAAGCTGCTCCGGTCACGAAGAAGCCGGGGTATAAGTCAACGGAGTTTTACATGAGCCTCTTTGCTGTAGCGATTGGAGCCGTTGTGTCCAGTGGAGCTGTCGAGGATAACGAATTCGCTACCAAGATTGTGGGCCTAGTGATGTCTGCGCTGGTAGCTCTCGGCTATACCGGCTCTCGCCTGACTTTGAAAAAGCTAGAGAACGATGGCAGCGGCACTAATAGCAATACTTAAAGAGATACTGCAACTACTTTGGAATGAATCTACCAAGCCAGTTAAAGCGTCTATTGCTCCTGCTATACCTCGCAAGTTGCGTGATGCTTGGGAGCAGCGGATGCGTGAACGGTGGAAAAAGAGTAGTGTTCATCGACCCTGACGATACTTTGATTAGATTAGGGCCAGACGTTAGAGGTCATGTCTACTGGTACAACGGCCCGGATCAAGGCTGGGTATATAGTAGGAACAAGGTTCAGCTACCAGAGGGATGGTTCGCTGGATCAATGAATTTGCCCGTACCACGGGATTTGCCTGAAGAGGAAACTGAATAGCCTGTTACGACAGATAACTGTAAGGGACAACGGAGGGTGTTTTAATAGACTGTGCTGAGTGGCATGGTCGCTTATGTGTTTTAACTTATAGTAACGAAAGGATTATTTAGATATGCCTACTAACTTATTTGGTAATAATACCAACTCCTTACCAGTTGCGGGTCGCGTTGGCTCCAACCTTCATGGTAATGACACCACGGGTCTTTTCCTCAAGAAATTTGCAGGAGAAGTCATGACGGTCTTCGATGAGAAGAATATAATGAAACCTCTTCACACGATCAGAACGATCTCGAAGGGGAAATCAGCACAGTTCCCAGTTATTGGTACAGCCAATGCAGGGTACTACACTCCGGGTACTGATATTCTCGACAACGATGTCGGAACAGGTACTGACGCTGGTGGTGGTCTCAACAACATGAAACAGACGGAAGTCATGATTCACATCGATAAGGTTTTGATGTCCTCGACATTCATTGCCTCCATTGATGAGTTGGTCTCCCACTTCGACGTTCGTGCTCCTTACACGCATCAACTTGGTGAAGCCTTGGCAAATCAGTTTGATAAGAACGTGCTCAAGGTAGCCGTCAAGACCGGTGCGAAGCAGGGTTCAGCAGGAGTTCTCGAACCTTCAGATGCGTGGATCGAGAACCAAACTGGACGAGGCTCGGTTGTCTATGCAACGAGACAGGCGGGAGCGTTGGCTGACACCGCAAACACTGCGGTTGCCTCTACTGATGGCACAGAGGATACGCTACGGACAACCCCGACTGCATCCGTCATTCGCACGGCTCTCTTTGAGTCTGCGCGTTTGCTGGACGAGAAGGATGTTCCGAGTTCTGATCGGTACGCCATTATTACCCCGGCGATGTATTACGAGTTGATTAACAGTGACGAGATTGTCACCAACTCTGTGATCAACCGGGATATCGGTGGTGAGGGTAGTATAGCTGCTGGTACGATCACTCGTATCGCGGGTATCAACCTGCTGGTGAGTAATCACCTCCCTGACTCAGACCTGACTCCCGGTTCTGGAGGTCACGCAAATCGCTGGCAGAGCCAAGCCAATGGTAATGACTACGGCTTGAACTACGAGCACTGTGCCGGTCTCGTCTTCCAAAAAGGCGGGTTTGGTACGTTGAAGTTGCAGGACTTGACGATGGAGAATGAATATCTCATTCAGCGTCAGGGCAATCTGTTTGTCGCCAAGTACAGCATGGGTCATGGGCCTCTTCGCCCTGAGTCGGTTGTTGTTTGGAGTGACAAAGAGGCTGCGCTTGCATAATAACTAACACATTGGGAACCCCTTGGAATACCGGGGGGTTCCCTCTTTTTTTAATTATGGCTTACGGAGCATTTACAACAAAACTAGAAGCAGTCAATCAGATGCTGTCCACGATTGGGCAGTCGCGTGTGAGCACCCTTGTGGGCGTAGGTGGTGACGCTGCTGAAGCCATCCTAGTGCTCGACGAGATTGACAAGGAGGTGCAGTCGGAAGGCTGGCACTTCAATAAATTTTATTCGGAAGTCCTCGCAAGAGGTACAGCCACTGGTACAGCCACTTGGGCTAACAATGCATGGACTTCCACCACTGCTACCTACCTATCGAAGGGGGAAACTATAACCTTTGATGGGGCTAACTATGTAGTCGCTACAGTGACCGCCGACACCAAGGGCTTCACACTGACACCGGCCACTAATCCCGGTACAGGTACATTCTCTTATAGTAAGCGTGTTGCTACACCTTCCACGGCCCTGAGCATTGATACACCGACAGGCGTATACGATCCCATCGTGAGGGGAAGGTTCCTATATGACAAAGCCAAGGCTTCCTACGAGTTTGATGCTGACCTGACTGTCTCCCTTACTTATCTCATTCCCTTTGAACAGTCCGATGCAGGAGAGCCATCACTGCCTGAGTATGCGCGGAGGTATATCTCCACGAAAGCTGCACGGGTCTATGCAGGACGCTTTGTCGGTGACCCACAGCTCATACAAACAGCGGCACAGTCCGAGGCACAGGCGAGAGCCATCATGATTCACAAGGAAACCGAACTGGCTGACACCAACATTTTCCAGAGTCCGCTGGCCTTCTATACTGTGAACCGTAACGCCGTGTCGAATGTCCTGCATGGTGGTAAACTCGTAAACTAATGCCTTTCGTAAAAAACGCAGCTACGACACTCTCGCAGGGAGTAAGCCAACAAGCCGAAACGCAGAGGTTCCCCTCACAGGCAACGGAACAGATCAACGCCTACTCTTCTCCGGTGAAGGGACTACTGAAGCGACCTCCCGCAAAGTTCGTAAACAAAATCTCAGTTGATTCGTCGAAGTCATTCGTACATACGATCAACCGAGATTCCAGTGAGCAGTATGTGGTTGTTGTGAACCCCTATGAATCTGCTGTGGTCACTGACTTTGTACACGGCTCAGACACGATAACCATAGCCTCTGAGTTAATCGTAGATGACCGTATCCGGTTTGCTCCTGCGACGGATAACGCTGTACTGCCGACAGGATTACAGGAGGGTAGAGATTACTACGTCAAAAGCAGCAGTGCGAATGGTTCCAATTGGGATATAACTGTGAGTCGAACCAAGGGAGGTTCACTACAGAAAATTGGTAAGGCTACCATTGACAGCATCACACTACAATCAGTACGCCATACAGATAACCAATGGGTTGATGGTGTCTTCGCTGTTAAGTTTGATACTGATCATGGCCTTGTTGAAGGTGACACAGTAGCCGTCCACGGTTTAACCGGAGCCATTGGCGATCTACTGGATGCCAGTGAGGGCTATGAGCTTCGCGTTCCTACCAAGAATTTCGATTACTATGACGCAGTTAAAACGAATGATATCTGCGACGGTGGAGCTACCAGTTTAACAATATACGCACTAGAGTTTCCCCTGCTGAGTGGGGCTGTCCTAACCTTCCCCCTGAGTGGAGCAACATTCACTTTGGATGCCGATGCTGCTGTCAATGCTACTACCCTATCGGGGGTTGCCTCCGGTACATCTGGAATCACTGCAATAGGTGATGGGCAGACTGGATACTCACCAACACCTTGGCCAGCCGATACATTCCTATTAGGGAAAGCCAGCGGAAACAAAGACAGTATAGCCGACAAGCTTGGCTACGTTGTGGATGAAACATGGAAGTCTATTCACAACATGGGTTCAGGTACAATGATGATGGGTAGTGGAGACATCCACTGGACACCCTTACTTGGAACCTCGCTAACAGCAAAGAGTAATACCTATTCCAAGACTCTCATCTATGACTGGAACGACACCGGTAATGAGACTTTCCCTACTGACTCTAATAGTCACCAGTGGACACCGTCAGACCTTGTCGGTTCCCTAGTTGCCTTTAATGGGGTACGCAATAAGTCCACAGGTATCCGGGCAATCGTTACAGCAGCGGATAATAATGCGAGGACGATCACACTGGATCGGTATGTAAATTTTGAGGATCAGTATTTTGATTCAGTTGATTATATAGAGGAAGGGATGACCGGCACTGTAGGTGACGCAGTTGCTTACAACACCACAACCAATCCCAAGTGGGTCTTCCTGACCTTTTGGGCTGACACCTCTACAGCCAACTACGCCCCTAACAACAACCCTCGCGTTATGTCAGACTCTTGGGTCAGTGCGGCCTTCTGTGGATCGAACGAGGGGTCAGGCAGCCATCAAGTGGAGAAGGGAGGCATTCATGTCTACGACTCTAAGACCGGGGAGGATTATCCTATTGACATTTCGGAAGGTTTTGACTATATTAATGATGGCAATAATCCCCAAGCAAACCTCAAGGCTGTTACCGTTGCTGATTATACTTTTCTTGTTAACACTGCTAAGGTTATAGCTGCAAAGAAGGAGGTCAAGTATGACAAGAAGTACGAAGCCTTCATCACTTGCAAGACAGCCGACTACGGTAAGGCATACAAGCTGAAGGTAGGTGACAAGGCTACACCACTGGATGCCGTCAAGTCTCCTTATGGATCAAACATACCAGTCACTACCACCGCCTCTGTCATAAATACGGCAACCACTCTTCCCGTTGAGTCACTAGATATCGCCTTGGTTAACGGGGCTGTTATCGACTTCGGAGACGGGAACAAGTTCACGCTGAACCAAGCAGCAGCCATAGGAGCTACTACACTTAACGGAGCAATGTCAGGGAGTGCCGCTGATGGTGTAGTAGGGACAACATTGAACACCTCGATTTCGGATAATGCCTATGTCGATATACCGGGGAGTGATAAGAACCGGAAGGATGGTAAGTGGGCATTTCGTATACAAGCCAAGACAAACGATCCGAAGTGGAATGGCTGGCAGTTTCGCTTTGTACAGAATTGGAAATGGGACAGGGACAACTACCCATTAGCCCCCAATTATAACAATAAATTTTTCAAGCATGAGGACTTAAAACCTAACACCACTCTATCCCTTGGAGGTATAACTGCTCCCGGTCAGTATTATTATCTCAATGAGAAGATTGCTGTGCATATGCCTGAGTGGGAAACCGATGGTGGTAAGCAAATCATTGTCTATGTGAACTTCAACTGGACTTCGCTACCTACAACTACGGTTCAGGATGTCATTGACGCCTTCGACTCTATAGCTGCTCTCAAGGATTGGGAGATCAAGATGCTTACCGGTACAGACTACAAGACCTCTCCCAGTCCAGACGCTTCTGGTAACACAAAGGAGCCAGAGTATACCACGCCAGTCCTTGCCTCAGATAACTCAGATGCGGGTGACTTTACATTCTCTCATCAGATTCTTGGTAAGCGTGGGGAGCTAATCAAAGGGGAGTACAGTACGAGGGAGGTTTGGGGTGTAGAGAAGTACGAATTTTGGATGGGACGGGATGAGAGTGTAGCCTCTGTTCATGCTGTAGGCTCTGGTCAGGGAACCGTGACTGGTTATCGCGCAGCAGGGTACTTGTCTCCTACTTCGTTGAACGTGGATAGAAGCTATTTCTCCTCTAAAGGTAGCCGCGTTGAGGGGGGCTGGCAGTGGGAGACTAGCAACATCCTCAATTCCCGTGTCGTTGAGACCGGCGAGTACTGGTATACGACTCCACGCTGGACAGGTGCAGATACACAGATGGCTATAGGCACTGAGCGTATAGCTGAGATGCTGGCGAGTGACGCCAAGATTAGTGGAGGCTTTTGGGGAAGTGATTCTGTTCATAAAGCGAATGGACGCCTAGTGACAGGGAAACCGATGGGGTTTGCAGACACAAGTGCGTCAACCTTTACTGAGAGTGAAGCAGGGAAGGGTAAAGAGAGCGCACTAGGTTTGACCTACCGCCCAACTGGCGAGGGATACCTATGGGACGTTAACAGTGCTAAGATTCTAGGCAAAGACTTTGAAGGTCATGACCACAAGAGCAGTTGGCAAGTACAGCAGCAGGGGTACACCGTTGCCTTAATGTCTCCAGATCGTGACCTGTTCAATATTTCTGTAGAGGATGATCTAGGTGGGAACGGACTGAAGCTAACTTTCTTTGAAGTGGATGAGGAGGCTTCCTTACCGGAGATTTGCCGACATGGTCACGTTGTAAAGGTAGTAGGAAATGCTCGTGAAGAGGCTGACGATTACTACCTCCGGTTTGAGGCTGACGATCCAAACAACTTCAGTATGTTGCAGCATGGTCGCTGGGTAGAGTGCGTAGGCTACGAGCAAGCATATAAGTTTGATAATTCTACAATGCCTCTGGCTCTTGTCAGGGACTACAACGACGATGGGGCTACTGTATTTCGTTTGGAATATATTAAGTGGGCTGAGAGAGCCGCTGGCGACCAGCAGTCGAACCCGTTCCCCTCCTTCGTAGGCCACACTGTGAATGACATCTTCCTGTTTCGGAACCGCCTCGGCTTTTTGAGTGGGGAGAATGTCATCCTCAGTGAAGCAGGAGAGTACTTCAACTTCTTCCGTACCACCGTTGCAGCATTACTCGACACGGCTCCCATTGACATCACAGCCAGCACCAACAAGGTCTCGCTCCTGAGAAGTGCTGTCCCGTACAACGAGAAGCTCATTCTCTTCAGTGACCTCACTCAATTTATTCTGGATGCCGAACCGTATCTGTCACCGAAGACGGTCACCCTCGTCCCGGCTAATGAGATCGAATCAATTCCAGATGCTGAACCAGTGGCTACCGGCGGGTCGCTATACTTTGCTTCCCAAAAGGCTGGCTACTCAGGGATGGGGGAACTGATCCCGTCCCGTGATGATGCGGATCACATGGAAGCACACGACGCCACTGCTCATATCCCCAAGTACATCAAGGGGAGTATCAAGCGGATCGCTGCTGCCACCAACGAGGATGTCATTTGCTGCATTACAGGGGAGACAGACAAGGCTATCCTGTATGTCTATAAGTTCTTCCGCAACATGGAAGGCCAGCGGGTTCAATCTGCTTGGTTCAAGTACCAGTTTGGTGATGACGGTGACTATATTCATGACATATCATTCCTAGCCAACACTCTCTATATTGTCCTCAAGCGAGGAGCTGACCACTATGTTGAGAAACTACGCTTTGAGGATGCGGTCAAAGACTTGAAGGCTGACGGCGATGCGATGGAGTACGAGGTGCTTCTCGATCACCGACACGATAAACCAGCCTCTACTGTCTACGCCAACAACGTGACCACCGTCACGCTACACGCAAACTACAAGGTCACCTCAACCATGAAGCTGGTGACCGAGGATGGCGTACAGTATAGCTCATCTACCACAGGAGGGAACATCTTCACTGTCGGTGTTGACCTGACCTCGGTGAATTTCTTTATAGGGGAACCCTACACACTCGCTTACACCTTCAGCCAAACCTTCCTGAAGACCGAGAAGACCATCGAGGGTGGTCGTATGCAGTTGCTAGGAGCACGACTAGAGTATGCGAACAGCCGCACGTTTGACGTTGATATCACACACAACCCTACCAAGGTTGCCCCTAACAAGACCACTGACACCCATACGTTTGCCACCGACTTGGGAGCCATCATAGGGACAGCAGACCTACAGGATGGGTTCTACCATTTTCCAATTATGGAGAGGAATGACCGGACTGAGATCACACTCAAGAACTCATCCCCATATCCTTCAGACTTTTTAAGTATAGACTATGAAGCTAGAGCATTTCAGTACGGAACGCGCTGGAGGGGCTAGATGGAATTTCGGAAAACTATATGTTGAACATTCCTCTATCCACGACGCAACCCCACTTGCTGATAACCTCCGATCTGCTGATCGAGACGAACTCGCTGCCGTCACAATCGAGCCTCCTGTACAAGTGCTTATCGATGGAATCCGGAACAGTTCCCCCTGCTACACGATCCGTGTCACCGACACAGGAAGACCCTGTGGAGTCTTTGGTACTCGTCAATCTGACAGTCCCGGCTGCGGTGTGGTTTGGATGCTCGGCACTGACGATCTCACTAGACACCGACGATCATTCTTACGCTATTCACGCAGATGGTTAAAGGAACTACACAACCACTACGACTTGCTATACAATGTGATCGACGCAAGAAACAAGTTACACATCAGATGGCTCCAGTGGATGGGGTTCGAGTTTGATATGGATATACCGAAGTACGGAATAGAGAAGAGACACTTTATATTTTTTAAGCACTATGAACGAAGCTGACTTATCACCACTGATACACGCCTGTCACCCTGTAGCCCTTCTTATCGGCTCTATGGTGGTGAGTGCTGTCCAAAACAAAACAGCCTACGACCAAGCAAAGACCGACGCGAAGTCACAGGAAGATTTCCAGAGGGCCAAGGGGCAGCAGATGATTGACATGGATGCCGCCAATATGTCGGAGAAGGTCAACCGTCGCGCTGAAGACCTTGCACAAGGATCGAGAGACCGGGCGGAGATTCAGAAGAAAGCGCAGATCGTTACAGCACAGGGGCGAGCACAGATAACAGATGCTGGCCTCGCAGGAGGCACAATGGATGCCCTAACAGATGAGTTTAATGCGCGTGAGGCAGCCTTGATGGAAGGCTCATACCTAGAGGATGATCTGGCTCTCAATCGATACCGCCGTGAGCTAGAGGGATCACGCGAGCACGTCAGGGGAAGACTGCTGGCAAACTACCGACCTATCAACCAGCCCAGTGGTGCTTCCTATGCCATGAACTTTGCGGCTGACTCAATGGCAGCAGGAGCCTCCTACTACGCCAGTAAAAAATAGTAACATGGCACGAAAAAGAGTTCAGACATCTCCCGACGAGATGGGACAGGTTCCCAAGCGGAAATCACAGTCTAGCCCACAGTTCTCAATTAGTGCTGGGGCGAACGGAGCCACGGCTGTCGGCCCTAGTGCTGGCGCACAGATGGTTCAGGCACTCGCCAAGTTCAATCCGGCACTGCAAGCCTTCGGTCAGACCATTGTCAAGAAACGTGATGCGACGGCTGAGGCAGGGGCCATGTCGTATCTAGAGGAGCTGGAGAAGGGTGTCTCAGATCACTCGGTAGTGATTAAGAAGCACCTCAAGGATGCCGGGGCCAGTCAGTGGAACAACTACTACATTTATAGAAATGCCATCGTCAACAATGGGGCTAACTTTGCAGAGCGGGATGCTCGAAAACTCGAAGGCAATCAAGAGCTACAGCAGCAACTTCATGCTCTCTCGAAAACCACTGACTCGGCAAACTTTGAGGCCGACGCTCGCGAGATAATTGAGAGAGGTATTGACTCGGAAGGTAACCCCTTCTTTCCCCTTGAAAGGAATGTTGAGAAGGGAGCCGAGAAGTACTGGGAGTATGGCTATGGCCCTGCTTGGATCACAGCTCGTGACAACCTCATTGCACCTCACCTCAAAGCCTTTCAGCAGACACAACAAACCGAGACTCATCTGCGATTCTTCGAGCGTGGTCGCACCATTCTCTCCTCTCTTGTTACCGGCAAGGAGGGTGAGTGGACGAAGAACTTCAAGGAGTTTCGTAAGTTCGTGTCGCACCAGTATGGGGGATACCCAGATCAAGACCTTGGCTATAGTCAGGCTGTCTTCGACAATATCATTACCCCTGTATTTGAAGACCTAGCAAAGAACCCGGATAACGACATTCAGATTCAAGCTGCTCTATCCAAGGTGCTGACGATGACGCGGGATGACCCCAAGACGGGAGGCAGGGTTCAGCTCTGGAAGAAGCAACAAGACCTCAGTAGGCAGGATGGTATCCAATCAATTGACGCCATTCGCCTCTCCATGCAGGAGATGGAGGATAGGGCTGCTAAGTATCAGTCAGGGAGGGAGGCATTAATCAAGCAGGGCTACGTAGATAAGATCGCGCCTGTCCTCAAACACTGGAAGACTTTGAAGGAGGAGGAGGAGTACAAGTCTATCTTTCAAGAGACCGGCGTATACACAGTTGAGGATATACAGGATCATAGGAACTGGCCCCTTCTAGTGACATCCCTTCTGAAGCATCCAGATTTTGATAACCAGCCAAAGGACGTCTCTGAAGCCGCGACTCGGCGGGTGCTATGGGACAGCATAGAAAAAGCAAAGACCTCATTGCAGCAGCTTGATGTAGATAAGTATAAGACGAAGGGCGACTTTCAAGCGGCGATACTAACCGAGATGCAATCCATCATTGCTGAGGACAACGCTGATATGTTCGATCAGTTCCTTCCCTCCATCAATAATGCTATAGGAAGCACGGCTGCAACGAAAGAAGAGGTCTTGGCGAACATCATGAAGAGTCTCGATCCAGTCAAGATGGAGCAGGACTTTTGGGCTAGAAACCCTAGTCTCCCTCGCAACGCCATTCCCTACATGGACGCACTCAAAGGTTGGGTAGCGAAGGCTTATGACCCCCTCACGAAAGCAGCAGCACGGGGCAAAGCACACGTAGCACGAGCCTACCTCAAGGCTAACGCCAGTACGCAAGACCTCATTGCTCAGAAAGACATCCTTGAAGATGCTGTTCTGGAGGTTGACGACCAAACGATTGACAAGGAGCTAAACAGTATAGTGTCCGAACTAGACAAGGCCATTGACCTCAAGCCCTATCTCACCATTTCGTCAACTGACATGGACGACCTCTTGCAGCAGGGTCTTACAAAAATACCCAACGCTCAAGTCGATGAGATCATTGCACTGGCGAGTAAGAATCCCACAGTACCCGACCAAAACGCCGTGCCGAATCAAGGGGGGCCGGACACCTCGGCAACCTTGAAAGCCCAACAAGTCATGATGTCCATCAAGGACAAGGCGACTGCTATTTATCGAGAGGAAGTCCGGCGAGCACTTCGTAACATCGAGCCAGCCGCGAGGAAGGCGTTTTGGCAGGATGAGGGTGGTGATGCGGAGGCAAGGAAACGAACGGTGGAGCGACTCAGTGGTATGCAGAATGAGCTACTGCAACAACACCAGCAACTCACTACACAACAAGCTTCGCACCAAGCTGGCGTTTCAAAGACGCACCTTGGGAGGCTTGCTCCCCCCGACCAAGACCGTCTGACTGACCTCTCAAAGTACGAGAGCCAGTTCCTGTGGGATGAGGAGACAGGAGTGGGTACTAGACCGCTTGATGAAGTAATGGAATCCCCCAGCGTCATGCTGGAGTTTACTGCTGGCCCGGAAGGTCAGAGACGTTTCGAGAGACTACACGCTCTCAAGCAGGAGCGAGCTACGGAAAAGACGTCACTCGGAAAAAAACTTTACGAAGCTAGGGGTCAACTCACGAAACGACTCACAGACGGTTCTTCGGAGAGTGCTATAGCCCTAGCGCAGGACAAGGTCGAGGAGCGAGAGCGGGAGTATAAGGCTCATCACATGGCCTTTGAAGGTCTCGACTGGCGTAAGCTCGGTGACGCTGATGGCTACCAGATAGAAATCCCCAAGGTGAGTTATGATCCTGACGGAGGTAAGGCTGTCGGTTTCACCATCACCCTGAACCCCAATGTAGACCCAGTCTCAATGGAGACCACCCTCATCTACACATCACCATTCGATATGGAGGCGACAGGGGAGATGCTAAACACATGGGAAGCCAAAGGTGGCGGGTGGACAGCGGAGATTGATCCAGAGACTGCACCGGATGACTTGAAGCTCCACGCCAAGGTGATCCAGAAGATGCAAGGATTTAACATACTAGCGTCCGAACCTAATGAGCGAGCTAATGCACATCGCCAGTACTCCAGCCTTAATAAGAAACAATTTGCCATGCTGTATACCCGTCAGCCAGAGAAGATGGGTCACATTCATGACGCCTATGAGGATCAAGCTGTACGCCAATTTGCTGACCCACAAGGCGGCTACGAGAAATGGCAGGGGGAAGAATATACTGAGAACGAGAAGGAGTGGCTTCAAGCTACCATTGAACAGCGGGATGATATTATCGCTGGTGACTATGACACCGAAAAGGGAATCACAGGGCCACAGGCCACGAAGCTGGTAGGCCAATTAGTGGGTGGAATGGATAACTTGGGAACATCCAAGTATGAGCTACTGGATGAGCATACGTCTGTAGGTCGCCGGAGTAAGGAAGTCGCCTCACTAGAAGAGGTCATTGCAGAGCAAATGGCACTGACCCTTGTGGGCATACAGAATCCCATAACGCTGGATGAGACGCAGAAGCAGAAGAATGACGAAGTGTACTGGTCGCGAAGCGTAGAGGACTTTGAAAATATATGGAGTGACTTCTGGAGGGATGAAGGTGCGGAGTCGCGTGTACTTCCCGGTGATATATGGGGCGTTCCTTACACGCGCCTGACGGCTGAGAAATACGAGCGGCTGAAGACAGAGACCAAACGCATTACCTCGCTGATGAAAAGTGGGATGCCTTCACCTGAACTGGCCCAGCTATACAACCGGCTGGTAGCAGCGGAGGGTGATTACTTTGAGAATAAATATAACCGCAAGAACGCTTTTGGTGTCCAACCATTGCTCATTCCCCTCCCGACAAAGAACGAGCCTTACCACGAGCCACTCAAGGATCAACCTGACTGGACGGTAGAGGGAGTGCTAGGGAAAGAGCAGCCAAAGTCGAGTGAACTAAAACCATAATGGCAGTTAATAATCACGTAGTACCCAACCCCATGAGGAAGGGTCTTGGATCGGTCTCAGAAGTAGAGCGGTATGGCCGCCAGCTCCAAACCATCTTGTCTCAGCAACCCGGCTCTCAACGCAGTCATGACTATAGGCAGTACGAGCTGAGGGAACGTCCTTGGCAAGAGAATACCTATAAGGCTATGGGTAAGGGTCTACTCAAGGCAGCGGAGAGCACCGTCAACTTCATACCCGATGTAATGGGAGCCTCGGAAAGGGTTGCCACCTTCTCTGACTACGTCGAAACCAATCCCTACTCTACACAGTTTGGAGTTGTCGAAGATTTATCCCAACTGGGCTTCGGCCTTATCGCTGGTGGGCCTATTAAGAAGGGTATCCAAAAGACCCTCAAGTCGAGCCACAAGTATTTACGTGATAAGCAGCTCAAGAGGCTCAGTAAGCGTGGGCGTCCCAACTTGTCGAAAGCATGGAGTATTGCGAGTGAGGGTGCATTACGTGGTGGTATCGCTGAACTGCTGGCCTTCCGGGGCCAAGACGAAGCCCTCCTCATGGAAGAATTTTTCGACTACCACCCCGAATGGAAGAAGGCTTACGATCAAACGACTGCTGAGGACGGCTGGGAAAAGAAGAGCCTACAGGAGCTGTCCTTCTCCTTTCAGAACTCATTGAAGAATATCATGGGCCGGGGGATGTTCGCCGTTGAGGGAGCACTGATGGGGGCTGCTGCAAACTTCCTCATGGCAGGAGGCAGGGCTGCTTGGGCAGCACGACAGAAGCATAAGGTTCGCAAGGCTGGCCAACGTACTGATAAGGCTGGTGAATTAGATGCCGACGCGGTTGAGGCGGGTTCCAAAAACAAGGGGGCAAAGGAGGAACGCTTGGAGGCGATTAGGGAGAAGCAGGAGGCAGCCGCATTTAAGGAGCAAGCCGACGCAAGGGAAGCCCTCGATAAGGCTCACGCTGATGCCACAGAACGCGCCGGTAAAAGCCGTGGTGATTCTCATGAAGACCTTGGTCGAGACACCGATGTAATCCCTGACGAACTCGACTCGTCGTACATCGCCCGAACAGGCGGACGGGATATCACTGAAAAGGAGGGAATCAAGGACTCCTTATTTGTGACCAAGCCACTGGCGCGAGCTGATGCGGAGTTTACACTACGTCACATCTCCAGCCCCCCACCAGCACCGGGTACAAGCGCAACCAAGGTCAGCATCACCGATAAGAATGTTGTTCAGGTAGACCGGGACGCAATCCAAACTGAATACATGGCTTCGCGGGAAGGCAAACAGATAAGCGACAGCACCTCCTTCCAGTCAGCCGACGTTTTTGATAATGCAATAGAGTATGAGAAGTATCTGATCGAGCGGGAGAAAGCCAAGAAGTTCTTCCCACAGATGAAGAAGGAGAGCACAGCCAATTACCAGAAACGGCTGGAGCAACACTCTGTTAACGAAGCCAAGAGGCGTGGCTTGGGTAACTTCTACAAGTATGAGTTTAACGCTCCCAAGAACTTGAAGCACTTGGAGCTTACTGAAGAAGAGAAGATGATGGTTCTCTTCAAGAAAGGCGTTGATGCCAAAGGCGTGAAGCGGATTACACAGATGCTTAATGGCCGCATACCGGGAGTTGGCCCTGCGAGAATCCTAAAGGAAGCCGAGGAGCTGTTCCGTCTGGATACCTCCAGCTCGGATACAGGGGTAAAGTATTTTCAAGGCCGACTGATGCACTTCTTCATGAACAGCCTTCGGGATAACGTGGAGAATGTCACTGACAAAGATACGATGGCCAAAGCTATTGGCTATCTACATGACCCGGAGGGTTCCACGTTGATGGACATTATGGGGGATACCTTCTTGGACGGCCTCGAAGAACTAGCCGGGAGTCATGGCCTATCTGAGCGAGCCATGATGCACCGACTGATGAAGGGCAGGGGAACTGCAAAACATTTCTATGGTGATTTGGACTCGAAGGCTATCCGTGAGAAGGGTGTCTTGCAGGATGAGAAAGCTCTGCGTGAAATGAATGTGAGGGTACTGGCTTACCGGATGGAGCAAGTCATAGGCATGAAGCGTTTCCGCCATCTCACCAAGAAGTTTTCCCAACTCGGCCCGGATGAACTCAAGACATCAAGGGTTTCAGAGCAGTACATCGAAGAGATGGAGCGACAGGCTGAGAAGATCAAGACCATGCAAAAGCTCAAGGAATCATCTGGTCGTGTCCTTCGAGCATGGAGGGACTTCAATGATCCGGCATATGCAGGGATAGAGAGGGGGGAAGCCCTTACACGGCATGGGTCGCTAGAGCAGCTACAAATTCACGCCAAACGCACTGATGCTATTATTGATGGCTCAGACGATTTACTGGATGCATCACACGCCGCTGCTGACGCGCTTGTGAAGCGGACAAAGATGATTGATATCCACAACGAGTACTGGCTGAATGCCATTCTGAGTGGCACGAAGACCCAAGTGGTCAATACACTCTCCACCGGTCTACATATGTACTACAAGCCGATGGAAGGTCTCCTCGGAGCAGCGTTAAGTGGTAACAAGGAAGCTAGAGCCGGGATGGTGAAGACCCTTACGGAGACTGCCATGATCAACGCACAGGTGACCCGTGTACTGGCCAAGCTGGGTATCAACAAGATCGCACGTAAGGCTGGCTTGCGGAGTCAGTCGAAGTATCTCTCCAAGAGAAAAGAAATTTATAAAGGGAAGGGGGGAGCCGCCACAGATTCGTATGAACAAGCTGTAGGAGCGGTAGCGGGTGCGCGGAAATCGTTCCGGACAGCGGAAGGCACACTCACGAAGAGTGCTGACCTGTTTGACACCTTCCCGATAGGAACAATTGGCCGTCACGCCCTCTCCGAGAACGCCAGTGAAGTCGCCAAGGAGACTGTCGATTACCTTGGTAACATGATTCGGATTCCATCAAGAATAATGATCAGCACAGATGAACTCTACAAACAGATATCATTCCGTGCTGCCTCGATGGGTAAACTTTCCCACGAGGCTGTGTTAGCCGGGAAGACCAGTGTGGACGACATCGCTGAGTATGTCGGAACAAGGTTCAATGGAATGATCCGGGCCGATGGGAAACGCATAACACAAGGGAACCTCAAGGAGGAAGCCCAGCGGCTGTATGCAAAAGAGGTGAAGGATGCACAGGACAACATGACGTCCTTCGACGTGACGGAAGAGGATTTTGTAAGGGATCACATGACACAACACTCTGATCCTATTACCGAGAAAGCATCTGACTATGGTATGCACTGGGCTGAAGATTCCACATTCACACGCCGACTGGATGCCGACTTAACGGAACTACAGGAGCTGAAGAAGGTCTCCTCGAACAAGCACTCCTTCACACAGGGGATACAGGACTTTGTAAATGAGCATCCCTTCATGAGGCTGATGATGCCCTTCATCAAAACTCCAGTGAACATTCTTAAATGGCCTATGCAAAGAATGGCATTCATCGCCAGCCCAAACGGGAAGGTTCTTGGACATGAGCTTGAGTGGGTGAAGAACCTCCACATGAGGTATCAAGCCGACATGGCTAGTGGGGATGCCCTACGCGCAGCCCAAGCAAAGGGCCGACTATATGCTGGTCGCTTCTACTGGACAGGTCTCCTATTTGCCGCCTACTCAGAGACCATCACAGGAGCAGGGCCGAGTAACCCACGTAAACGACAGAACTGGATGGCCACAGGTCGTCGTCCTTATTCGGTTCGTATCGGTGACACCTATGTCAGCTATGCCCGACTTGATCCATTTGCTCTCCCAATGGGCCTTGCAGCCGACATCTATGAAAAGAGCTTTTCGCTACTGAAGGATGGTGATGTAGACGAGGACTGGCTCCAGAGTACGTTACTGGCTGGTGCATACTCACTGAGTCACAACATGGCTGACAAGTCGTACCTAGCTGGGATTAACAATGTCCTCATGGGCTTGACTGACCCGGAGCATGAGATGGAGGGACTCATCAAGCGGCACACGACCTCGTACATCCCTCGCATCGTCAGCCAGTGGACACCCATAACGGATGACCACTACATGAAGAAGACCTATGGCCTCCTTGAGGGTATAACGTCTCGCATTCCCTTTGCGGCCTCTGGTATTGAGCCAATGCGAAACTACGTTGGGGAGCCTATGGAGGCCATGTATGAGCCTTCTGTGTGGGCAAGTGGGATCAACCCCTTCATGATGTCCAAGGCAAACAAGGATCGGGTGTTGGGTGAGTTGGAGCATCTTGAGTATGGCTTTGGCCCTCCTTCTCCAAAAATCAAAGGCAGCCGTCATCTCGATATGAGAAAGTTCCGGAATCCGGATCGAGGGAACCAGTCTGCTTTTGACCGATACCAAGAAGTGATTGGTGAAGTCAAAACACGTAATGGTCATGGCATTCGGGAGGCTCTGGCTGCTCTCTTTGATACTCCTCAGTATAAGAGAGCGTCTGAGCTGCACGAGCAAGGGAACCTAGAATTTCATAACACCTTCCGTGATCCACGAGTGAAGTGGGTTAAGGCGGTAATGTATAAATACAGAGCGGCTGCTAAAGCTCAAGTCTTGAGGGAGTACCCTGACCTGAGATCAGCAGTACAGGCATTTGACAACACCGTCACATCACAGCTAATAGACCTTATTAAAACATAATGGGATACTCACGATATATTTCCGCGTTCACTACCAGCTCACAAGGAGGGTATAGTCACACGATCTCGAACCCCGATAATGAGAGCTTCAGCTTTGCCGAGGTAGATCATATTAATGTTTTCCTCTCCGACGCAGGACAGGCTCTAGCCTCCTTCCAGTCAGCCGTCCTCTCAGGTACAGCCAACCGGTACTTGAGCCACACACTTATAGGACAGACCCTCACGTTTTCGGGGCTGGAGGAATCCACAAGCTATTGCTTTCAGGTCAAGCGGGTCACCCCAAAAGCTACACATTTTGTAGACTTCCAAGCGGGTGCTCCCTTGACCGAACTAGCTCTTGACAATTCCAATAAATACACCCTATATAGGTCTCAGGAGTTGGAGGATGATATGGGGGAGAATTTGCTTACACTTGCCAAGATGAAAGCCTTGGCTTCAGTGAGCGGAGACTTTGTAGATACCACGAGCACTCAGACGGTATCTAACAAAACACTACCATCTGGAGGAGCAACCGGAACCCATATTGACATGGGTCTCGCAAGTTTTATCGGGTAACAACTAACAACTACAACAATGGCAAATACGCTACAAATCAAACGGTCTACGGCATCCGGCACGGGTAATCCCGGTGTTGATGATTTAGCCTATGGGGAACTCGCATGGAACAACGGACAGAACCGACTCTTTATCGGACGGCAAGCGGCAAGCACCGTCACAGCACAGGAGGTTGGCCCAAGGGCTACATCCGCTGTACCCGGACTAGCTTCCTTCAGTTCTGATGACTTTGACGTCTCGGAAGCTGACTACGCTACTGGAGCGGGATCAGCGGTAACGATCAAGGAAGACGGTGTCTCTAACGACCAGTTGGCAAATCCGTCACTTACTATTGGATCATCCGAATTTACTCTAGGTGCAACTGCTCTCACATCAATCGAGGGTCTGACCGCGTTGGATTTCGCAGCCGACACAGATGTAGTCATAGGAGATTCCGTTGGTGATGGTAACTCTATAACCCTTGGAGGTGATGTTGGCTCGACAGTGATTGTGGCCGGTAACCTTCAGGTGGATGGCACGACCACTACGGTGAACTCCACCACGGTTACCGTTGACGATAAAACCTTTGTCCTTGGTTCTGGCTCAGATTCGGCTGCGTTAGCTGCTGGTGGTATCATATGGGGTAATGAAACGACGCCCGTTGCGTCCATCACATGGAGTCACGCCAACACCCGTCTCGTTTGTGGAGACATTCAGGGTACACTCTATGGTAACGCTGAGTCAGCCGACACCGCTGCGGCGTTGACCGGTGACCAAGCGGATGCCATTGATGCCAACACGGCCAAGGTTGGGATCACTACAGCTCAAGCGAGTGCCATTACCACTAACAGTGGGAAGACTGGGATCACGTCTACTCAGGCGAGTGCAATCACTGCTAACACTGCCAAGGTTGGAATAACGACAAGTCAAGCGAGTGCGATTTCCACTAACAGTGCGAAGGTTGGGATCACGTCTACTCAGGCGAGTGCCATCACTGCCAATACGGCCAAGACCGGGATCACTTCTACTCAAGCCTCGGCTATTGCCACTAACAGTGGGAAGGTTGGGATCACGTCTACTCAAGCGAGTGCAATCGCTGCTAACACTCTCAAGGTTGGAATAACGTCTACTCAGGCGAGTGCCATTACCACTAACACTGGGAAGACTGGGATCACGACTACTCAAGCGAATGCAATCACTGCCAACACTTCCAAGGTAACCAACGCAAATCACACAGGGGATGTTACTGGGGATGGAGCTTTATCAATAACTAACTTAGCGGT